CAACTTATCCACATCTCTTGTGGAAATGTGGATAACCTGTTATACTAACGATATTCGTACTATATTTACTATTTTCATACGATATCCGTGGTATTATTATTTATAAGTAAAGGATTTCGCATCGTGGGGATGGCTGCAAACATAACACAATTGCCTGTTTCCCAGGTTGTCCAGGCTGAACGCGCGCGTAAATCCTTTGCTTTATTTGCAAAAGAGGCATGGCATGTCATAGAACCCGGACGCCCATATGTGGGCGGCTGGCATCTTGACGCTATTGCAGAACATTTAGAGGCAGTCACACATGGATACATCAAAAAGCTTCTGGTTAACATGCCTCCTCGACATGGTAAGAGCACATATATTGACGTACTCTGGTCTGTATGGCTACTCCTCAATAAGCCTTCCACACGGCTCCTGTGCGGTTCTTACGCCCTTAATCTCGCTACAAGAGACAACATCAAAGCCCGACGCCTCATCAGATCCAATTGGTTTCAAGCCAGATATGGAAACGTTTTCACTTTAACTCATGACCAGAACGCGAAGATGAAATTTGAGACCGATCAACTAGGCTATCGTATGGTTACTTCTGTAGGTTCTGGCACTACAGGAGAAGGTGGGGACATTCTATTATGTTTGTGTTATAATACTGAGGTCACAACGGATAGAGGCCGTCTCAGTATAGGGGATGTTGTTGAACGCCAGTTGCCTGTACAGGTATTAGCTTACGATCATAAAATGAATACTGAACGATGGCAGGTAATTGAGAAGTACGAAAAGAACCCAGGTCGGGCCTGTGTCCGTGTGACATTGAATGATGGCCGCTTTGTTGATGCGACGGCGGATCATCCATTTTATGTCGTTGGGCGTGGTTATATACCAGCCGCTCAACTCACAAGCATGGATAGGGTTATTACCGATGAAAACTTCTTGTCAGATCTGCGGAAAAGAAATAGATCGTCCTCCAGCTCACCTTGCCCGCGCCAAGAAGGGCATATTTTGCAGCCATGCATGTCACGGAAAATGGCAAACTGGAGAAAACAATCATGCATATCAGGGCGGCAAAGTAGAACTGCATTGCAAGTATTGCGGAAAGGTATTTTTTCGCAAACAGGGCGAATCGATGCGCGAAAACGCCAACTATTGCAGCCATTCATGCAGCTCCAAAGTGAATACCGTCAATCAACCTCTCAATCTTTATGCGGATTGTGCATATTGCGGCAAACAAGTGAAGGTACGATTTCGCAAGCAGTTGGAGAGAGAGATCTTTTGCACGCGCAATTGTGCCAACATAGCGCACAGCAAAAAGATGAAGGGCATCGGCAATCCGAGGTACGTACACGGAATGGCGTGGGAACGCTATCCACGCGAATTTCGGATATTAGCGCCGTTGGTACGTCAACGCGACAGTCAGCAGTGTCAACTTTGCCAGATGACAGCAGAACAGAACGGCAAGGAATTAGACGTTCATCATATCGACTACGACAAAGAACACAACGAACCGCTCAATTTGATAACCCTTTGCCGGTGGTGTCATGGGAAAATGCATGGTTCTCCAGACAGTCGCAAGAAGTGGCAACAACAATTGTCAACTCTGTTGAGTCAATAGAAACCCCTGAATATGTTTACAACATTCGCGTAGCTGAAGATCATAACTACTACGCGAATGGTGTCCTCGTTCATAACTGCGATGATCCTCACAACATCGATGAGAAAGAGTCTCCTGCAAAGAGAGAAGCTGCACTAGACTGGTTTGATAATACGTGGTCGTCTAGACTTAATGATCAACAAACGGGTGCTATGGTCGTCGTGGCACATCGGATACACGAGCAGGATGTATCCGGGCATATCCTCGAAACAAACGACGGGGAATGGATACACCTTAATCTGCCAGCCGAGTATGAGACTGAGACACCATGTGTAACACAGTGGAATGGTGGAGGTTGGTCTGATCCTCGTACCCGTGAGGGTGAATTGCTGTGGACTGAACGTTTTCCGCAAGAGGTTATCGACAAAGCGAAAAGACGGCATGGGGTGTACGGTTACTCTGCACTGTACGGTCAAAAACCTGTCCCTGCCGGGGGAGGTATCTTCAAACAAAAACACGAACGCCTTTTCTCAGTCACGCATGATAGTTACATCCTCCATACGCCCCGGGGTGATAGGTCTGTACTCAAAGATGACTGTGAATTGTACTTGACTATCGATCCTGCTATCTCTGAGAACGAATCAGCCGATTACATGGTTATCGGTACCTGGGCAAAGACACCCATTAAGGATATGCTTTTACTGGCAGTTCGTAGGGATCGATGGTCGTACAAGGATCAACAAGACGAGGTTGAAGACGCATTTAATGAGGATTGCGCAGACTTCGCAGCCGTTGAAACCGTTGCCTATCAGCATGCATTGTTTCAAGACCTCCTGGCCAGAGGCATACCATGCAGACCATTCAAGCCGCAAAAAGATAAGGTGTCACGAGCTGCTAACGCGGCCATCTGGCAGGAGAATGGAAAACTCTATTTCTTGTATGGCGCATCCTGGTTAGAGGAACTACGAAAAGAATTGTACAAGTTTCCAAAGACAAGCCATGACGACCAGATTGACATGATAAGTCTAAGTAGCATTGTTGTACGTTCACAGGGGCCGCTAAGCGATGACAGTTTAGGGGAGGATGATATACCAGACGCAATAGACGGGCCTGTTCCTGCCTTGTCTGACGGGGACACGGAGCCTATATTAGAGGCTATAACCGTTCCTTTAAAGAGTAACAAACAAATAGATCCGTTTGCCTGGTCAGAAATGCATGGAGGATGGGGCTATGAGTGATGTATTAGCAAAACAAATGATGGATAACTGGTATGATCTTAGAAATGCTTCCTCATATCCTTTATCTTCTCAGTGGACTGAAGGCCTTATGAGGGAATTAGGCGATTCGTATTTTGACCTGGACACGGAGACTACACGTTTATCTGCTTTGCCTCAACCCCCATACATCACGTATTCAAGTGCAAATACAGAGTCATGGTTTATTAGTCCAGCTACCTATAAGCGTCTACAATGGCTTAATCACTGCATGAGAACCTACCCAGTTGCACCCCGCAACCTCCGCAAGTGTGTAGAGCGTTCTATCGTCAAGCGTCGTCAACACGATAGGAGGCGCTATGAGTACAAGTAAAGCCTCTATACGTGACTGCTCCCCTGCACATGCAGAGTATAAAGCCTATGTCATCATGCAAGAAAATATTAATCCGTATTTGCTTATAAACGATAGAACGGGTGCAAAGGGGATTGATCTTTACACAGGGGAAAGTTTCTTCCATCATAGAATTGCAACGAAACAAACGGACATCGTTGCACATCTCTATACGGCTATTTCAGGATGCTTGACCGTGCAGGAAGTCAAGGATATGCTCTTTAGCTTATTACGTGTTGAGGAACGGGAGGGACAAATCCTATGAGCTTCAAACAACGTATGCAAGCATTCCTTCATCCTGAGCAAGTCAAAGTTAATCCTGCTTATCAGGGGCTTATCTCTTATTCTCAATCGGCGCAATTGATGCAAATGCCGAGAAATTATAAATCTTTCACGAAGGAAGGATTTACTAACGACACCGTTTTCAAATGTGTGAGTTATATTTCTCGCAATGGGGCCGCGATCCCTCCGAAGCTTTACACCGATAAAACAAGGCAGAAGGAAATAGAAAAGCATCCCTTGCTTGACAAACTGGACAGTCCGAATACTGAGCAGTCGGGCATGGCCTATCGTGAGGCATGCCTGGCATATAAGCTCCTGGCAGGAAACAACTACCAGTATGCATTGAGAAAGGGAACTGGGCCGCCCGACGAACTATGGACGCTCCGACCGGATTATGTCCAGATTGAAGCCAGTAAACCACGCGGTATCGTTGGCTACAAGTACGAGTTTATGGAACAACAGATCCTTCCTCAGAACATTGGACATACAAAATATTGGAATCCGAATAATGAAGCCTATGGTGTGTCTCCGATTGAGGTAGCGGCTATCCTGATTGATATGCAAACGCATACGCGCAAGTGGGATTTGGCGCTTATCCAGAATAGTGCTAGACCGTCGGGGGCATGGACAACGCCTGTTCCTCTTGCCAAGAATACACGGGAAAAACTAGAGCAAAGTTTAAAAGAGAAGTTGCAAGGCATGCGTAATGCTGGCCTGCCTCCTGTGCTAGACGCTGGCCTAACCTGGCAAAGTATGGGCCTACCTCCCGCTGAATTGGATTGGTTGAAAAGTATACAGTACAATGCCGTTTTAATCGCTAATATCTATAACATGCCTCCACAGTTGGTCGGGGATACCAGCTCGTCAACCTATGCCAATGTGGAGGAAGCGAAAGTAGCCTCATATACAGAGGCGATATTTCCGGATTTAGACGATCTTTATGCACTCTGGAATATGTGGCTCTTGCCGATGTACCCTGATCTCAAAGGTGCATACCTGTACTACGACAAAACTTCTGTAGAGGTTATCCAGAACAAAGTGCAAGCGCAAAAGACGGCAGAAGCACAAAGAGCGGTTGAATCATTTAAGTTTGGTGCATGCACACTGAACGAAGCAAGAGTACTACAAGGCTTGCCAGAGGTTCCAGAGGGGAATGTGTATCGTATCGCAAATGTGCTCGTTCCTTCTGACAAACTTCTCGACTTCGCAGAGAAATCACTGTCAGGCCCGATTGCACCTCCTACTGTACAGCACGAAGACCCTACTACTGTACTTCCAAATGACCAAACGGTAGAGGCGGATAAGCAACCGCTTAAAGCGCTATCACCCCTTGCCTTGCCTCAATACAAGAAACCCGATCGGCGTATGAAAGCTCTGGATTTGAAGACAGCAGAGCAGAAGCAAGCGCATATTGATGCAATGGAGGCAACGCGTACCCGTTGGCAGGATCAGGCAGAGACATCATTTCAAAAGTATTTCAAATCGCAACAGAAAACGGTTACGGATGCAATCAATCAAGCGGCTATTCCCTCAACTGCCATACTAAGAGTAGAGACAGCAATCAAGCGAACAAAAGAAGATGGGCAGAAGATATTATCATCTCTCTATCAAGATGTTGTCTCCGACGTTGGCAGCCAAATCAAAAAACAATTGAATGCACAGAAGAAGGAACGAATAGGACATGAATATAAAGTCTCTGATGAGAACCTGTCTCAAAATGTACAAAGCTTTATCGATCAGTTTGGGCCTGATGTACTTGACTATCTGGAATCGCTATCAGGCACGCAAATTAGCCAGATTACTAATACGACGCTTGAAACTATCAGAAAAGAATTGCTTGCTGGAGTTGCAACCGGGGAGAGCATACCGACACTCGCAAAAAGGATCGATGCTCTATACCTATCCCAAATTATTCCCAATCGGTCAAAAACCATCGCACAGACTGAGATTACGGGCGCATCGAATTATGGCAGTATCCAGGGAGCCAAACAGTCAGGATTAAAGCTTACAAAGGTCTGGTTGGCTACTGGCGATAACAGAACGAGACCCGACCACGCAGACGCCGATGGGCAAGAGGTAGGGATTGATGAGAACTTTCAGGTCGGAACCTCTGAAATGCAATATCCTGGCGATCCTTCAGGGTCGGCGGATGAAGTAGTAGGATGTCGATGCACGACGTACTATAACACGGTAGAAGATGCACAAGGGGTACCGATTGAAGATGTGCAGAGGGAAATAGATCAGGAAGAAAATAAGTCTCTGCCTATTGCCATTAGCAGGAGACAACGCAGACAAGAGTATCAACGCTACATACGGGAGGCGTTAGGATGAGTAAAGCTAATCGACAGAAGCGACTGGATAAGGCGAAGAAACTTTGTTTTGTCTCAGAGCTTGCTACGGCGTTTTGCAAAGGCAATAAAGAGGATGCGTCTAAACTTGCTCAGGAACTCATGACACTAACTGAAGATCAAATAAAACACTTCATTGAATATCAATTAGTGCAGTCGCCTATGCGTCGTATGGTGAGGGTAAAAGAATGACCAGAGAAACAAAAACGCTGTCATTCCAGGTAAAAGCGATTGGCATAAAAACGAATGAGTTCGGACAACGGTTAGGACAAATAGAGGCATACGGAGCCATCTACAACAATATAGATGAAGGGAATGATCGTATCATACCAGGGGCATTTGACCGAACTGCGAAGAACAATAAGGCACGTGCAAAAAATCGTAATACTGAATATGCCTTTGCAATGCTCTGGCAACATGATACGCATGAATTGATGGGTGGGTGGTATGACGTTATTACCAGTGATCCAAAGGGACTTCTTTGCAAAGGGGATGTATTACTTTCAACAAAACGAGGGCAGGAATACTATGATTTGGCGCTTGCAGGTATGAGTGATCAATTTTCCATCACCTATGATATTCCTAATGGTGGGGCGCGTTATGACAGTAAGTCAGGAGTACGCGAACTAACAGAAATACGCCTCTACAGTGTTGATCCAGTTACCTTCGCCATGAATGATGAAACCTATCTTGTAGGCGTCAAAGCAGCCCAGGAGAAAC